TATAATTCCAAAATTATATTATTATTAATATAAATTTAACAATATAAAACTATTAATATATATTTCTTATTATATAAATACTAATATATAATTATTAATATAATATTATTAATATATTAGTCATAATATATTAATATTAATATAAAAGTATTAATATATAACTATTAATATAAAAAGAATAATATATAACTATTAATATAAAAAGAATAATATATAATTATTAATATATATCTATTATTATATAAGTATTAATATATTAATAATAATATAAGGCGTTACAAATAATATTCCTAATATATATTGTTAACTTATATTTTTCCTCCCACATATATCCCCCGCCGCCAGCCGCGTTGGTCGATTTGAAACTCAGCGACGTCATTTGAAACTCAGCATCACAAAAATTTTTTCCAACAATTTTCCGAGCGATTTGAAACTCAGCGACAATGCCTAACCTTAACATTTATCTTTGCCGCACAACGAAACTCTGCCACCACTCCTTTTAAGCATGTTTTATTGAGATACATTGAGGAGTTTGGATAATTCTTTTTTGAAGATTACATTGCAATGTGGCAATGTATCAAAACCACTTTGCAAGTGCAAAGTATATGACTTTGCTTGAACTCCGTTTTGAAATTGCTATGCAATAACTCCTTAGAGTTGCAAAGTTGCAATGTCTTTTTTAAACTTTATAATAATAATAAATATTGTATATAGAGAATAGGAGATCACGTATACGTATATAGGAGATATAGGACTGAGGTTAGACACATTGCTTTGCACTCTTTGCAATGTTACGCATTTTACATAGCCCGTTTGTGTATACAGAACCGTAGCAAAGTCCGATTGACTTTGCCAAACATTGCCTGGTGGCAAAGTGACATTGCCACATTGCCATGGAGTCATTGCCATGACATTGCAGAAAAAGATCGTGAGGTATAAATTTTCAGAAGGTTAACATTAGAAAGTTCACAAGATGAACGGTGATAATCTATGAAAAAAAGAACAGTGTTGCTACTATTATATGCGTTCGATAACCTAATAAACATTTCTATTTTAAAATCGGAGGCGTAGATGGATTCAATTCAGAAGCAATGGGGGCGTGATAGACTGCCCTACATGGTCTCTAGATTTGAAACAATCTTTGCCGAATCAGATGAGTTCGATGTCTACATAAACATGGGTGCAGACTACCCCCACCCCCTTCGTGTTCAGAGACGAGGCAATCCGCTTCGACCTTTTACAATACTTGAGGAGGCTTCGATGGGATGGAGAGACCTTCCGATGAGATGGGTGGTAAAGCATGAAGACATTCCTGAGTGATGAGGAGTTCGATTCATGGGTTGCAGGTGGTGCACTACCAGACAAAGAGCCAGAGGAAGAGCCTCAACCATATCGTAAGACAGATATCTACAAATCATATCCACCTGACTTACGCACCGACCTCTTTGCACAAGCGGCTGCACACTACTCTGAACTCCATGACCCACTCATCTGGTACAACGGAGAGTTATCAATCGTTAGGAGAACATCAAAGTATAACATCTCTCCAGTGCCCGCAACTGTCGAAGACATAGCAATCATTCTCAACCGCTCTACAAACTATCATAAAGCCCGTGGAGATGATAAACCGATTGACATACCAGCCTATCAAGTCAAACAAGTTTTCGCACTTCTACGAGGCTCTGATATGATACCACATGTAGACGGTGTCATTAGTCAACCAGCACTAGACAAAGATGGTCATGCAATCACATCACTTCGATTCAAAGATACATATCTTTACAACATATCGAATGAGTATGCTGCAATCAAATTGCGTATGTATGGTTCTGGTTTGCAAAGTATCCAAGAAGACTTTCAGTATCTCATGTCTCTCTTCGATGGGTTCCCATTCGATGGCACAAACAATTCCATACACACTATCGATACAGCATCAAAGACATTGCTCAATGTAATGGCATTCATCTTCACTCCATATCTCAAGGCCATCTTTCCAGAGATGACTACCCCTTTGTTTCTAGTCCGCAAACAATCAATGAGGCATGGTGGCACTACCCTCTCTAAGATACTATCCTACCTTACTACAGGTGGAACAGGTGGTCTCGTCCCCGTCCCTAACAAAGAGAAGTGGGATCTGTTTATCGAATCAACGATAGCATCTGGAATGCGTGTCGCTATCATGGACAACGCACCGCCATTAATCATCAGTGACTATCTCAACATGGCCATCACCACAACGAAACTCAGTTACCGAAAGTACTACACTCAATCAATGGTCACAGTTCACAACAACACAGTCTTCCTGGTCAATGGTAACAACACGAACGTCACGTCTGAACTAGGGAGAAGAACCATCCCGATCCTGTTCAGGTCTCCGACAGATGATGATATCTCAAATAGGTTCAGACCTAACGAAGCAAGTCTCTTTCAATATCTGGAAGATAATCGTATAGAGCATACGGAAATCATTCTGTCTATTCTTTCTCATTGGCTTCAAACTCGTTATCCAACCTTTTCTCCTGACCAAGAGTTCTCATCATTCTCGCTTTGGTATTCGATTCTGCTTGACCTCTTCGATATGATAGGAGTCAAAGGATTCATGAAAGCAGCAGACCGTGAACATGACATACAGGTCATTGACGAAGAGGCTGAGCATATGACACGACTACTATCAATCCTTGCAGACCAACCCTATGCAAAGGATGGAGGATACTTCCAGACGATAGATGTATTCGAGTCTGTGGTAGATCATCTGGAAGGATACGGTTGTGCGAATGATGACCTTCGTGATGCATTGCCACGAGCAGCACAGAACTATACTACTCGCAATGCGAGCGGTAAGTTTGGCTTGGCATTTGGAAACTACATGAGAAAGAGAGCAGCATCAGGTAGAACATATGGAGGATATTCAATTGAGATTGTTAAGTTTGGAAAGTACAATAGGTATTGTATCAATGTCCCAAAGGAACAAGACACATTGCCAAATGGATAACTCTTTATAATTTACATCCTACATAACTATTAATATCTTTTAAGAAGATAGACAGGATAGTTATGATAGATATAGATATCAATGAGGTTCCACTTGAACACCTTGATCCAGAGATTACATCTGTAACTGGTGATAAGGTACGAGTTAAATTATTGTGGATTAATTTTTATCTGAAGAAAGAAACATTGGCGATGATAATCAATCGCTTCTGTTACAACGCAATCAAATGCGGAATAGAACTTAGATATGCTGTTGAGAAAGAAGATGGATGGAGAAACAAATGAGTACATACGTTAGAGTTATGTGTACATTCAGGGCAACCGTACAGATTCCTGATGCGGTGCATGATAGTATGCAGGATGAAAAAGACTGGGCAAAGAAACTCATCGTCAGAACGCTTGATGACATTGACCCATCAGTCATTAGCCCACACATCGTTGAGGTACAGTTCCCTAAGTGTGACTGGGTTGAGTGGATACGAGATGATGAGGCATTGATAGCGAGGAGTGCTGACCCTGATGCCAAGGAAAAGAAAAAACAAATTCAATCGGCGAAAAGTAACTGATGATGGAATCACGTTCGATTCTAAAGCAGAGCATAAACGATACGTTGAACTGAAAGAGTTAAAGTCACGCGGTCAGATACTAGACTTTGCACATCATCCTCAGACATTCACGATACAACCAGCATTCCGTAAGTGTACCGAGTGCTGTCAGATTGTATTGATGTCTGATCATCTCGCATCGAAGCACGCACTGAAGTGCCCTGTGTGTCAGACAAGAACCATGGAGACATTCAGAGCAGTGACATATACTCCAGACTTTCAAGTTCGTAAGTGGCATCACAACGAACTACGAATGGAGATGTGGTACGAGGATGTCAAAGGTAGTGCTACCATATTGACTGAGGCTTTCAAACTCAAGTACAAATGGTTTCACGTAACGTTTCCAAATCATAAATTAAAATTAATCATAAGGAGTATAACCTAATGGCTTTAAGAGAATATCACACTGACTGGGTAAAGTTGACTATTCATGTCCCAGGTGAAGTCAGGGAGAAAATGGATTATCTTATCAAGAGACGAAAGTTCGATACTATATCACAGATGTCAAGGCTGGCTATACAGGAGTTCCTTGAAAGATATGATGCAGCAGTCGCAGCAAAGGAGGCTGAGAAGTTGAAGCAGGAAGAAGAAAGACTCGCTAAGGAAACTAACCAGGAAAGCAACCATGAATGACTATATGATTGAAGAGGAAGATTTCAGTCAAGATGAAGTCCCATACAATCCTGACAATGAGAAGACATCCATGACGGTGTACATCAATGTAGGACTAAAGAAAAAGATTCTGTTGTTAATCGCACAGAATAAATACGCAAACGCATCTCACTTCATGCGAGTTGCGTTGTTTGATTTGTTACGAAAGGAAGGGAGACTTGATGAAAGTACAGACACCTTACTTGATATGTACCCATGATGGAGAGAAGTGGGTTCAAGAATACCTAACAGATGAAGAGTTAAAAGAAAAACTCAAAACTCCTCATCCTGATTATGTGGAACTATGCAAAGCCCTTCAGCCATATGCATGGAGACTACCTGTCAGAACATGGGAAGAACGTAGAGAAGATATACTAGCACAAGATGATTTATTCCCAGGGATATCGGAGAAACATACATGGTGCAACAGAACAAGAGGAGAGTAGTCCACGGGTTTAAGTCACTTATCTGCCCTAGATGCACATCGACTCATACCAATCGCCACGGTTGTGGGTATGGGTATGGCAAAGTGTATCGGAAGTTTAAGTGTAAAACGTGTGGTAAACTATTCAGGGAGTATTCAGATGTCATCGTCGAGGTCGTTCCTCAGCAACTCAGAACCGAACAGCAAGTGGATGTGGAGACACTTAGTCTATTTTCACATTATGCAGCGAGCGCAGCCGCAGACGCAAGAGGCTGTCGAACACTGCTTAAAGAGAATAGACAACATCTACTACGCACAACCACAGATTAAAACAAAGTTCTTTGCTAGTCCTGATGATGTATTTCGTTATATCGATGCATGGACGTCGAATTACGAGAAGCATTACGGGGTAGTAGGGAGAGATGATGTATCGTTTATCCAGGAAGAATTTAAAAGAAGTCTTGTTCCTGGTGAGGACGTACGCAACATGAATAAAAAACCAAAAGCAGGCAATAAACATGGAAGAGACAAACAACAAGAACGAATCGTATAAAGAACATTCCCGCATGATAAAGAAGGATAGTGAGGATGCCATTCGTTACCTTTGAAGGGATAGACGGTGTAGGTAAGACGTCTGTTATAAACGGATTGAAGCCGCTGCTTGAGGAGTATGACCCTGTCTATACCAGAGAGCCTTATACCGATTCAATGGTAGGTGGTTGTCTGAAGTCAGCATTGACACTCATCCTCTCTGGGCATGATAGAGTAGACGATAGAACTCAGGTGTTGTTGTATCAGACAATGCGGAGTGACCATCTCACACGGGTCATTGAACCTGCACTGAGAGACGATAGACTAGTTATATCAGATAGATATATCGACAGCACGTATGCATATCAGACGTGTGTTAAACTAGAATACAATTGCGTGTACTCGTACTGGGTTAAGATACCTGACATTACATTCCTATTCTATTCTGATGACCTCCAGTCAATCATCGATAGATTATCGACTCGTGATGGGAGAGAGTATGTTGAGATTAGTTTATATCTTGATGCCGTTCAGACTTGTTATTTCAACATGGCAAAGGAAGATGGATGTTCATGGGCATATGATGTGAATGACAAATGGGACTGGAAGAACAGATGGATATGTATCAATGTAGATAGACCATTAGCGGATGTTGTATCGCTGTGCCATGAGAATATTAGAAAGATGTTGAGGATTAAATATGACAGATGATTACGAACTGACAGATGATTACGAACAGTTGTATAATAAGTATGAGAAGTTGTATACTGACCTGCTCTATGATTACGATGAATTGCGGTTTAAGATAATATATCTTGAGGATTTGGTGAAAGACCTTGAGGCTGAACTGGTAAGTCTTACCAATCAGTGTAACTTGTGTTAAATCGATATCTTAATATATGTTAGGAAACAACCTTATAGTGTGGTAGGCGTTTATGGCTTTTCGTCTACCCAGGGCATACAAGTAAGACCCATACTAAAAAGCATAGGAAAATAATTATGGCTGTATATTCGCGCATTGGTGAGATTGGTAAGATCTCAAACCAAGAGGGACTCGAAGGAGTTTCTCTGAAATACAAAGACAAGGCTGGATTAGATTGTGTTACATTCTTTGCTGTGCAGTCCCCCCAACTGATTGAAAAGATGAACACGTTTAAGCAAGGTGAACTTGTCAAGGTGGATCACGAGAATGGCATTATGGTTGAGATCGTCGCCAAGACTCAAACATCAGACCAGAAGAGAGGGTTCGACCCAACTATATCGAAACTCAATAGAGAGACTACACTCTATCAGGAGTGCTTACAAGTCGCAGTAGCACTTCTTCGATTCCATACCCCATCTGACAAATCCTACTCTCAGGCTGAAGCTACACACCAACTGCTTGAATGTACTGACAGATTATACTCTCATGCTTTGGCAAAAGTATCCTCATCTACTACTGTGTCTGACGCGCCATAGTAGTGTTCTGTGCATTGCATTTGTTATCACCACACTGAGACATAACCCCCGTATTCAAATTCCAAAATAATTAGATCCCTACTTTTATCACCTCCTTTTTCTCTTCTTTATCATCTCACTCCAGCATCATTACAATATCTTAATATACTTTAAAGTGCAACACTATACTGTAAGTATGCGACATAGTCTGCATACAGAGGAAAAAGTATGGCAATATATCAAGGCATATCAGGAGACGGATTCGATTCGTATCGATACCCATTCGGGGAAATCCGTGGATGTTATCGCGTCAATCGTGATGGAGAGCACGAGTTTCGTTGTATAGTTTCTCCAAACGTCATCAATCTGCTGGAAATATTCGGTCAGATTTGTGACATAGCTAAAGAGTTTGAACCAGGTTTTGAGCACAAACCTACAGACATTACATCGATGTTTATCGATGCGTTAGAGTTTGCTCTCATTACGACAATGGATACTATCAAAGAGAAACTCCAGGACGAATTAGAAAAACGAGACGAAGATAATCGGGTAGAAGAACTTCGTGATATGATTAAGACTCGTGACGATATCATTAGACAACTCAAACTCCAACTGAAGTGGGAAGGTGTTCACGTTGACGATTAAAGAGTATGTGTCAACGATTCAGGTTACATTGAACTGTGAGACGTTGGTTCATACATCAAAACCCGTTGACTTGAGAATCTTTAACAATGCGATTCAGCAACAGTTCTATCGCACAGTAATACCGCAAAGAGTCGAGGATAACGATACATACTCAACCCATATTAAGCGAGTCAATAGCGTTATGGTAAACACGATAGGTGTTTCAAATGAAAAAACGGGAAGCAAAGATGGTGTTTAAACTGGTGACTGATATGCTCACTTGGCATAAGCAAGAGCATCAGTTACTTATTGAAGTATGCAGGCAAGCACAACTTCCCATGTCTGACTATTACTGGGACAAGGCCAGGGAAACATATCTGGAAATCTGTGAGATGTTATGATGGAACGGTGTCCAGTATATGATTATAATATTGCTAGGAAATGCAAGTATTGCATTATCACAGAGTATGATGTTTTTAGATGCTCAATGCATAGACCAGATATTATGTGCAGAACGTATATGATACAGAAGGAAATTCATGTTAATTAGAAAAATAAAATGCGGGGATGGAGAAGTCTCATCCCGCATTTATTATGGAATGGAAAAGGTCTCTCTGTGTGATGGGTCAGAAGTTGTTGTCTATGGAAACTCTGCTTTGATTTCAATCGAAGGAATATCATCAGATGAACTCACATACATCGAAAGAGAAATTGCATTGCTTACTGTACAGATTTGTTCTCGCAGAGGTAAACACACGGTGGATGAAGATGAGTGAAGGAATGGTTGAACTATCGGTTAATGATGTAGTCGATGTTAATGCGGTGCTTCGCATTGTTGAGACATGTATCGGTATTGTTGTAGCAGAAAATGAAATGTTAAAAGAATCAAATGAACATCTTTTGAAGTTTGATGGGAAACACTATCTCATTACTAAATACGAGATAAAGAAATTAATTGATGATATGGTTAGTATGGTCGATGTTATTAAAGATTATAATGACATGCAGTGCCAGGATGATGTTCGATTAATCAGACTGCGTGATATACTATATGCAAATATTGGCTGGTGGACTAGAGTTCTGAATAGAGATGAGTAAGATGTATAAATTTTTACAAGAGATTGTCCAGGATGTGTTCCATGAGTGTTGACCATGACTACGTGAGGGTATTCCACGAAGGGTATGAGCATGGTGAGAAAGGATTGGCAAACAAATTGAATGCAGTTATCGAAGAGATGCTGCATGAAGAAGCATCGTCTCGTAAGATTGTGTATGCAGTCTCGCATATTATTGAAATGGTTTTGAATGGTGATTAGATTGGTTAAAGACGAATTAGTCGAAAATAAAAGAATTACAGTATCATTGAAGAAAGTACATCTTGATACTATTGATGAGATGATTGAGAGAGGGTATGTTGAGACGCCGAATCAAGCGATTCGTAAGGCGATTATAACAATGTATCAAGTATATCTGGAGACTGAAAATGAATCTGCAAGCGATTAATCCTGTTCGTTTCGTATGTGATCTTGGAACTCTTGATGCTCTAACGTATATCGTAGTTAGAGAAGATAAGAACACAGATGAAGCATGTATAGCAGCAATTAGAGAATATGCAAAGACTATCGGATGGAGAAAAACTGGATGTGATAACTGTGACTGCCAAGGGACTTGTGTACGACATAACGAAGAAGAATAAGAATAGTTACAATGTTCATGTGAATGGGCGAGTAGCAGAGAGATTTAGAGATATTATGCTGTTTGAGAATATGCCTCCGAATGAGACCATTGAGATTGTCATTAAGCACTATCTTGATAGTATTATGCATGTTCAATGGATGACTGCTCAGAATATGGCTGATACTCTCATAGATACTATTGGAGCATATTACATTGCACATGACCCAGTGAAGTTACATACCTTCAAACTGACTAGGAGTGAGTTGAAAGTGATTTTAAGGGATGCGTTTCCAGCGAATCACAAGTCGGAGTTGACTGAAATGATAGATGATTATGTTAATGAGAGACGTAGAGGGTATCTACATCACATCTTAACAAAAGCCCGTATGGAAAGAGATACAGGATATTACGTGTGTGAGTCACTTGCATTAAGCAGATCAACGAATACACGTTACGCAATACGAAAATCAACCAGGAATACTCAAACACAACTTATAAGTGCTTTTGTTACACATACTTAATTGTGATATCGATGACGGGTTTCCGAGTTTTTCCTACCAGGTATCACGAATGAATTGCCTGTTATATTATTATATTGTGGTGTTGTGTAGTTATTAAAGAGATTGGCAGAGTCTCGTTAGAAACTAAAAGGGAGTCATCACTTCTTCTCCCTTTCATCGAATGCCTCTTGTCCGAGAGGGTAAATGTTGATACGATTTTTGTTTTCACCAATAGCCTGCCGTTGAGTCGCTACAACGGCAGGTTATTCTATTCTTACATCAACATTATTCTATGCCTCCGCTTGATATTGCATTAGCAAAATCACTGACTGGAGTTACGCTACCTGATGCAGATATCCAGGCAATGATTGATACCGCGAAGGAAATGATTACGAAACGATTCGCGGCGTTTCCTCACATTCCTATAGAATTAATAGATAATGCGACCTTGTATCAATTTTTCATTCTGCTTCTCACCAGGTATCGTTTCGATGGAACATTTGAGATTCAAACTCTGGAGTATACTCAACGCACCGATGTGACGAGAGCCATTCAGGAGTATGAAGATATTCTGGATACTATAGAAGAAGAGTTGCAGCGGGACGTGAGAGCATTCGTTAGAATGACAAGTAAGGTTCATCCATGACATATCCAAGACACATGTTAATTCATGAAATCATACGTCGTAGAGCCGTTACGAATCCAAATCCTACATATGATGAAGACGGTTTCATCAATAACGATGTATTTAGAGAGTATAGGATTCCTTGTAGGTTTGGTAAACCAAAGGATGAACTCAAAGATGATGTTCATACATTGTCCAGATACTATGCAGTAGTTTCTGTAAAGGATATGGAACAAATTGATGGCGAGTTTGTAGTCGATGCAAACTCAATTATCATGAGTGAGTCTTTTCCATATAATGGAACTTACACCGTTTTAGAAGTCCAGCCGACTATGAAAGGGCATGAACTATGTCACTATGTCTTGATATTAAGGAAACATGAATAATGGTATCGAAAAAAATTACCATGGATCAGTTAGTACCTAAATGCCATGTAGCGTTTGAAAACGTATCAAAACATGCTGCTAATAGATGTAGGGGGCTAATGGTTCAATATGTGCAAATTCCCGCTCAGAAGAATCTGGAGGAGTCTGCTGACACTATGAAACTTATCGGGTCTGTGCATACGAAAGTGTTCAAACAGTCTGATGGAGGTCTTACTGTTATAGTAGGATCCGAAGAACCTCATGCATTGGCACGAGAATATGGGTCTGGGATTTATGCAGAGAGTGGTGATGGTAGACAGACCCCTTGGTTTTGGCAGATAAAAACTGCAAAGTGGTCTCATATAACTGGGAAACCAGTAGGAACATGGGTTAAGACGTGGGGGCAACCGACTCCTGCTGGAAGAGAATACTATGGCAATATCCCTTGGCTTAGACCTGCATTTGAGAAAGGGCAGGGAAAAGTGAAGCAGGAATTGAAAATATATATTGTTAGAAAATTAAAGGAGTATTTAGAATGATAACGGCAGCACTTCGCAAAATCATTATTGATGGTGCTGGTACCGCATTACCAATCGAATTTGCAGATGAGATGGTATGGGTAGAGAGTATTCCCCAAAATCCAAAATACCCACAAATTCTACTCCATGTAGGAACGTCTGTTCCTCATGAGTATATTAGTAATACGTTTCGGGATACGGTTGATATCTTTATTTATGATGATGGAGTGAAAGATTCGGCTGGAAGGCGCTCATATCGTAGGTCTGCTGATGTCGTTAGTGATCTCATTGAATTCATCCACAGACCGCTGTTATCATGGAATGAAGGTTGGTTGAGGTCTGTTCAAATAAGACAGACGAGATACAATATTGATAAAATACGAGTGTTTAATGCGATGAACTGGGTTGATAATAAGTCTCAAGTTATAACCTATATCGTTGTAACACAAGTCGAATATCATACGATACGAATGCGATGATGCGAGTAAGCAATGTATGGACTCAAAAGGATCCATCATACGGACAATCTGGTATAGCCCCTGTGGATGCATTTCCTCTGGAATTTAAAGTTGAATTCCCACGTCCAAGAGATACTCCGAGTTATTCATGGAATGAAGTAGATCCAGAAGATGAAGAAGAGAAGGATAATGAACCATTACTTCATCTATGGGTTCCTTCAACGTGGGCTCCTGACCATGCATTTGATTTAACTGAAGCGGTTCATGATGAGCCGTATGCTATCGAATCTCATAACTCAAATATTCAAGGTGTTGCCAATCAGATAGAAATAATATATGGGCATGTCAACAGGCTTGATTCGTTTCAATATGATGAGTATCCGACGGAAGATTATTTTATCGAGTCTATTGGTTCGTTAGTTACTAATAGTGTGATACGAGTCAATAATGTATCTTCGATGTTTGCGATTTTTAACACATCAGATGAAGTTGATTTAAGCAATAGTGTGATAGCATCTGATATGCATTGCCATTTCACGAACGCTGATAACCTCTTTTTAAAAGGAGGGAATCTTATTAATGTTTCTCCTTACGCTCCAGAAACGGTTGAACTGGAGTCTACTCTCATAAAGTCTGAATATGAATGTTTTATCGATACTCCAGAAGAAGTCATATTAAACAATACCGTAATCAGAACAGAAGGGTTAGGAGCAGATATTACGTTCATGAACCATTCTGTGATTGAACTTGATAACACAACGTTTCTACAAGACACTCTGCTGCCAAATTCATTTCTTAATTCATCTGTGAAACTCAGGGCTCCTCCAGATTATTCTGGAGAGATGCATTGGCTTATCAATTACGATTCAGATGATTACCATTCAATCCCGAAATCTGGAGATTATATCATCTTTGGTGATTTGGAACCAGATCAGTTCGTCGGATTTGAGGATAATTTCATGGATACTCTTGGAGAGCCTAAACACTATTCCAAATTCTCTTTCACGTATCGTGGAACAAATATGGTTGGAAGTGCAGATGAATGGACGTATCGGCGTGCGAAATTTTACGCCGTAAACATATCTGATTCAATCGTTGTCAATATCGATATGGAAGGAAATGGTTACGTTGATCCATTCGGGAAGGTTCTCGTCAATCAGGGAAGTGATCTGATGATAAATATGGAACCAGACAAATGCTGGAAAATAGAAGATATTTTAGTTGACGGAATTCCCGTCAATTTTTAATTGAATCCAAAGTCTGGATATTCACCAGGCCAATAATTCCACCATAGCGAATCTGCAAAGAAATCGCGAAACTCCATTTTTACTTCTATTCCGATAGTAAAAGATAATGCTCTATTTTTAACGTACACTGTAGCCATCAAATCTAACAATCCAGGCAGACTTTCTCGGTGTCCTGGGGCTGAGTAGAACATATGTCTGATACCGACTCCAGAAACGTCTACTCTAACTAATCGAGGGTTTGTATCAATTGTATTAGACGATTCAAATGTTTTACTTCTATCATCTGGTGGGTGCATGGGATAAGAACCTTGGCCATCAATATAACCTTGAGTTATATCAGGAACCCAAAACCCAGGGGTTGCTCCTATTCCTTGACCACCAACAGTTGGAGAATCGACAATTATTTCATGATATTCATCTCGTTGATTATCAACAAAAAATTTAAACTTAAATCTTGCTCCCATTAAAGGATACCCCCAACGCCATCCGGTTGGTATATTTCCTCCAGGCGTTTCAATATACCAATCTCCTATAATTAATGGTATTGTAGATGTGAATCCTTTACTCCCATCGGGAAACCTATAGTCTATAATATGACTGTAATAGACGTTTTTATAACCATATTTAATAGCACGTGGAGGAGAATCTTGTGATAAATATCGATAGTAGGAACTATCAAACATATTCATCCATGTGATATTAATATCAAATCTACAAAATGTGAGAATTTCTGGATAGTCATAGACATCGCTTTCGAGCATTATTGCTCCGATATTAAACGGGATTACTCCTTTCGACATCTTATCTCCGAATATCTGTGTCCCTTTCGGAGTTAATACATTGCGTTTAAATGGCATTACATAACCTTCCTGATGTAAGTTCCATATGACGTACTATACCAAGGATACCCTGGAATATCGATGAACTCAACTCTACCAGTAGTTTCATTTAAAATAGGGAACCCATCGCTCATTTCCCACAGATTTTTAGAAGCGAGAAATGACTCGTAATTTTCTTCAGTTGAATAGTTTGGTTCACTATTGAATGAAATGATTTGTTTTGCGATATCGTCGATTATTTTGATAGGTTCTGACGTGAGACCTATTAATGCTGTTATTTTTTGAGTTACCAATCCACCATCAATTGTAGTGTTGACGGCTATTATAAGTCCATCCTCTCCTTCAAATCTGTAATACTCTCCGATGGCATACAATTTGACACCGACAGTTTCAAATTCTATTTGGTTTGCAAGACGGCTATAGTTATTGTAAATTTCCTCAGCGATTTCTTCTTCCCAATATGGGTCTAGTTCAGTCTGGTCTTTTACCCAAAACTGAGGAACTAGATTTTCATCTTCAGGTGCTCCTCTAGCAATATATGGAAACAAATCCGCAGTCTCTTCCCACGTTTCATAAACAAATAAGGCATTCCCGAAATTAGTGAAGCATTTTTGAAGACAAACTATTTCTTCAATTGACACTTCGGTATCACATATATCACCTTGCCATTGTGTTTTATGATTAGTACAGATATTTATAGGGAAACAATTCGGATCGTTGAATCTCCACATGTTGGTTTTAGGGATTCCATATTGTGCATTATTCGGAATGTACATTTCTGCAATCATTCCTTCTTCATAATCGTAATTTAATGGGTCTCCTCGTTTTTCAGTAAGAAAATTTTGAGCATATGCTCCGATTGGTGGTAAAAAGTAGCAGGAAGCATTTGTCTGGTAATAATCGTTCTCAAAATTATGTGTTATTTCTTCGACTTCAGTGAAATATTCTCTTTGATATTGCATATTATTATAATGAACATGGTCGAATTTCGGATTATATTCAAATGGATTGAATCGAATTTGTAATTTTGTACTATTTATCTCATCATAATTTCCGAGAGTTTGTATAAACCAGGGGTAGGCTACTCCAATATCATCATCACCCCACATTGGTTCATCCCAGATTTTTCCGAGTTGCAAATTCCAGAGTTGTTTCCCTTGGCACGGATTGATAACATCTTGAAACAAATGCCCAGGAATCCCTACAAATGGGTTATCTGATTCGATATACGTTTCGATCTCCCATACTTGAAGCATTGCGCCGAGTTCAGTATTATTCATTCGGTTCTTATTCAGGGAGTTTGCAATGAAATATGGGAGTTCTCTAATATCTTCATTGAGGGCTGGAGTAATAAGCATCGGTTCGATGTAAGATGGAGTTAATCGAACATAGACATACTCATTTCCAAGAGTTGGATATCGTGCTGGTTTACCATCAAATAGAAACGTTTCAGATGGAATTTGTTCCAATGCTATATTTATGATGCTTTTCGTGGCATTGTCAATATACGAATATGGTTCCCTTCCCATTGAGACGATTTCTACACCACCAATAGAATCGGTTTGGCGTCTACGGTTAGTATCGCTATAATTAAAGGTATAGTCTTGGTTCAGAGATTCTGGAGTTTCGCTGGAAGATGTAAACCCTTCCATGATATGTAATCCTCCAAGAGTGTCGATACACATTGCAGGAGGAGATGGAATCCAGGAAGAGCATATTGCTCTTATTCCTTGCATGAACGTTAGGTGTGGAGGCAAAAAATACGGAGTGTCCAGGTGAGTTATGTTAAATGATTCTGAATACGTGTCTGTAGTAATTCTAAAATCGGTTCTATTCAATAATCTCGCAATTGCTTTGCACGGATGGATTCCACGAATATTTCTCCCGAAGTCGTAACCGATTGAGTTACACACATAAAATTCTTCAAGTTCACCATTATCGTTTATGAATCCGAAATCTCTCATTGCTCCAGTCCATATAGGCTGGTCTCCGAGTGTTAATTGCAATTCCCCAAAATCGATGGTTCCAATACTGGATTCAGCGAGGACTCTCGTAGATTGGTACGCCACGAGTTCTACTGTGTATACAGAACCGCGTTTTTCTTGAATGGGATTTACTTCGCCGACGTATCCATAAAAGATATCTCCATCATGCTCCCATAAATCTGGAGCCCATGGAGGGTCTCCAGGGTCATTACGTAACCGCTGTCGATATAATACGCACGAACCTTCCAGTTCAAGGTTCCAGTGTCTATGAATGGTTGCTTTTAAACTACCGCCAACATCATAATATGATAATTGAACGATAATATTTTCGCAATATTCTGTCGCATCGACACCATTTATCTCAAATACTAATCGTTTAACCATTATAATAACATATTTCCTGTTTTTATTTCAGATGTCTTACAGATAACGGTTATTTCTTGTAATGAAGGGTCTGATTGTACAGCACTAAATGAAACACTTTGGATGTGAGTTTCTTTCGTTTCTAAAAAGAAATACCCACGCTGGGTTTGTCCATCGACCGGTGCTAGATTGTATCTCATACTTAATTCGACTGGAACATATTTTTCAGATTCCGTTGAATAGATATGTGGAACTCCGTTTAAATCAACGTATTCAACAAATGGAACTACACCTTTTGCTAAAGTTCCATATGATGATAAGTCGTAAGTAGTATGTTTGATGTTAATAGACGTGATTCCTTTAGAATCCGTTGATAATGTGAACATACATGGTGCTAGAGTTACAGTGGTATATTGACCAGGAGACAAATGCCCTGGTGTTAGAACCTTAAATGTAACTGTCGAACTAAACTGTTCTGAAGCATCTTCAAAAGACATCCCTTTGGTATTGATTTGGTATATTTTTTCTTGTGTCATGCTCCTACATGCCCTCTCATTGTTATTGCTCTACTTACACTAGCACCTGTGAGTGATGCCATTCGTTGTGGTTCATTCGTATCTGTATTGATAGTAATATAAATCGGTGCCTGTACAGTTGTTGCTTTCTGTTCTCCAACGCGTTGTGATGGAGTTTCAAATCCAAATTGTGCTGGAAACAAACCGTCTCTGATTGATTCCCATTCTTGTAGCATCTGTAGTTTTGAATTTAATTGGTCTATATCAATGATAGATTGTCTAATTTCTTCTCGCATTTCATTGAAATAATCAGCCATCTCATCAGTTGTTTTGATGATAATGTTTCGATTTTCTCCGATTAAATCAGTGAACCAGACAGTTTCATCACTAACGGTTGCAATAGCGTCTGATACTGGAGAATATGCTTCTGTAAGCCGTTCCAATTTGGTTGTTTGCCCTTCGATATAATCTTCTAATACCTTTGAGTCTTCCATTTTAAACTCAGTAGTCATTTGGATGACGGCTGGTATGGTATCTGGAGAAAATGATTTAATAGTATTATAAAGACCCATATAATCGTCATTTGCACCTGGAATAAATGGATCTAGAGATTCTGATCGAATCCATTTTAATAAATCTCCGAGAAGCCATAGTTTATCAAATGCTTTATCACTTTCATCATAGATAAATTTCATGAGATTTACGGTTGGAGTTTCTTCATATTTTTCAAGCACTTTTCCGATTCCCTCACGAACCCACTCAAGTGCTCCAACAGTGTCAAGTATATCAGCAGGTGTCATAGCAGCACCAATAACACCAAGCGATTTTGATCCAACAGCAAGTGATTTTGATAATACTTGACTTTTTAGAAGAGCAGACCCAAACTGTGGATTGATAACAATTTCTCCACCACCTTTAGCGAATGCTTCAGCAGCCTTCTCTGCACCTTCGTGAGCAGCCTTAGCAAGCAAGTCGAATGTAAGTTCAGTTTCCTTGCCAAGTTGGTCTATAACCTTTGGTAATTTGTACCACGAATCGAATGCATCAACAACATTCACACCAGGCGATTTCGCTAGGTCTTCAGCGAATGGACGAACTACCTGCTTAACTCCAGAATAAGGCTCTCCAATACGTTTAACGGTAAACTCAGTGCTTTCAGTAATAGCATTCGCGACTTCTCGCTGGAATCCTAGTTCATTTGCTCTAATTACTTTAATCGCGTCTTGTTCGTTTTTTGATATAATCTCTGTAAGTGCTTTGACTTGTCCTTCATGAGCGTCTTGGAGTGGTTTATACATGTCTTCGACATGCCATTGAGGCATTACATCGAATTCTTTAGGTTTCGGATTAAGTTGGTCATATGCATTCTCTAGTTTAATGTTATATTGCTCCAGTGCTCTCTTATCTACTTCAACTGGAACTTCAACTTTAATCTGTTGTTCAATGATTCTTGGAGATGTGTCCAATTCATCCAGATAATTACCAATCCATTTCTCATAATCAGGCTCTCCAGCACCTTGGAATATATCATCCCAGAATGGTTTGAGGTCTGTTCTAACAGCACCAGACTCTCCCATCTGTTTAACTGCTGCTTCTACTGCCGTATTCGATACGTCTGCTAGTTCATTTGTAAATGCTTTTGTGTCAGTTGGAATTGCTTGCATTAATCCGAGTAAAATAACATCACTAGCATCTTCGGTAGCAAATCCGCCACCAAACTCTTTAACTGCTTCTCTTCCTGCTTCTCTAAACATTATTCCCAGTTCTTCATCAGTAGCATCTCTGATGCCTGCTGCCCACGATTTAACTTCAACGTAGCCAATATCACCTAAATCAGACATCCCATTGTCTAATGCATCTACAAAATCTTCTGCCACATCAATTGCAACTTGTGGGATTTCTTTTAATGTAGTGTTAAATCTAGAACTAAACGCTTCTATAGCCGCGATATCTTCTTCAGATGTTGTGTCGAATATCGTTATTGCGGGTGGTTTAGTAAATGATTTCCAAGCATTCCATCCTGCTTGAATTGGGTTCGTTATAGTTTCTGCAAATGTTCCAAAAAGTTTTGAAATTTCATCAAATAAATACATCGTATTTTCATAGAACCCTTCTACTGCTCGTGCCCAGGCAGAAAAATCTAAAGGTTCTCCTACCAGAAATTTTCCAAGATTCTGTAATATTTCCAGAACTCCAACGGCAATTAGATATACTGGATGAAGTGCTTCATATATCACCTGCCACACAGTAATATCTGTAAATGGAATTTTCAATTCTCCCATTGTACGAAGCCGTTCCCATCCTTCAACTATAAAATCTACAAGTGATTTGAGTTGATTTCTGAAAACCATTGCTCCAATTGTAATAGCAGCAATGTATGGAGCAACTGATAGAGCTCCACGCAGAAACAACCCAAATCCAATTGATGCCGCATATCCAATATCTTTTACGATTTCTATAATTCTTCCAATAGTCACTCCGTGCTTGACTAAGATGGCTCCGACTCCACCGACGGTTGCGGCTATAGTATTAAATGCGCTAATAAGACTAGCAGTCCAGACTATCACTTTTGATATTACAACTCCAGCAGCTAATACAGGTGCTATATCAATAGCAAATTTACCAATTTCATCCCAGTTGACTTTAGTTACCCAGTCTGCTATTCCTTCTAATGTTGGAAGTAATTTTTGTTCTAATGTTGGAATGAAATTGTTTTCTAACCATGGAAGTAACTTTTGTTCTAAAACAGGTAGTAATTTTTGCAAAACGGGAAAAAATGATTGTCCTATTCTAATACCAATTTCAGATAGATAGGCCATAGTCCTATCCATTTCATATCGAATGAGTTGTTGATTCTTTTCAAACTCAGCTTCAGTTTTTCCGAATGAATGTGCAATTCTATCTTGGATCTTAAGAATATCGTCTTGATTCTCATGATAAAAGTTTGCAAGTCTTGTCGATTCTGGAGCAGTATATGCGAGACCTGGTTTTGCTTTTTTTGAAAAGTCTTCTGCGTATTTTCCAAGCATTTGCCATAATTCATTAACATCTTCCATTTTGTAGAGATATTCAGACAGCGTCATCCCAGTCAATTCTTCAATTATATCATTGATAGGAGTCCCGAAACCAGTCATCTCATCTAAGAATAAGCGCAAATCTCGCCTACCATCTTTTTTGATAGATTCGGTTGTTTTTAGAATTTCATTTAATTGTTTGATCCCTGATGATTTGCTTAAATCAATGTCAAACGAACGTTCTAAATCGGATTTAAGTGTATTGAAATTCTTAATTTGATTTTCCGCTTCTACCTTATCTACAATACTGAGATTTCCAGTTGCAAGCATATCTTGCAGATGCATAATATCTTTTTGAGCATCTTCAAATTTGTATAATGTATCAATGTATTCATTCGTTTCACGATCTGTTAAACGAACCAAATCCTTTACGTATTTTAATTCAGCCCCCAAATCGACCGTGTCTTTAAATAGAGCATCAAATCCTAATCCTTTATTTAAAATTTGAAAGTTCTTTCCTAAATCATTTGCACCGTCTTTAGCGTCTAATAGAGTTTGAGCATAATTTAGAGCGGATAAATGTCCTTTTTCCATCGCATCTGCAATTACATTGAGGCCATCAATCCATTGATTTGTCATATCAATATTTTCGCCGAAACTCTCTCCTAATTGTTTAGGAACATACGCATATCCATCTATTTTACTAAGTTCATCATAAATTAAAGCAAGATTGTCTGCAAATGTTTGAGGTTTATCAGTAGCATCCAATGCGTTATAGACTTTAACGATAGAATCGACAACAGTCTGATCTATCATTTTAACATCAGTATCTCTAATGTTGTCTAATCTCCACTGAATTTGTTTCAAAACAGATTCAGCAGTCCAGATTTTCTCCATACCTTGAAATTCTGGCATTGTCATCGACTGTTTAAACCCAGTCTTAATCATGGCTTCTTTAAAAACAGTATTTACCTTTGACATTTCTCTCGTCATTTCACGAGATGCATGACGAAGTCCAACACCAATTAAATCCTCAGCAAACCCACCGAGAACTTTAAGAGCGGTAAATACTGACGCCATTTCGTCAAATGCGATGTTTATATCACGCATCGGCTGGACTAATTTATTGAATACCGTAGCAGTTCCAGCCTCTAATTTAAGTCCGCCTTCGCGTATAGCCATGATTTTATCAAGAACATCATCAGAACTCATATCATATGCTACAGCGACATTAACGGTAATGTCAGTTAGAGACTTTAAATCTTGTTTAAGGTTATATGCAGCCTTAGATAAGTTTTCGATAGAAGACGCTCCAAGTCCGCGATGCATTAACGCATTCGCAGCAGCAGCAAGTTCTGAACGCATTAGATTTGTATTTCTAGCTGCATTCATAACATGGTCGCGAAGTTCCTGGGCTCCTTCTGATGATAGCTTCAACCATCTAACAGACTGGAACATCTCAAATTCAAAATCAGATGCCGCTTTAACAGATAATGCTAGAACAGACGTTAGTCCAGTAAACGCAACTGCTAAATTTTTATTGATAAAAGAATTAAGGTCTTTTAGAGCACTTTCATGCGTTCTAACAGCAAGCGTTGCTGCTTTAAACCCTTTAGTCAAATTGTTCTTTAAGTTTAAAACAACGGAGATTACAAACGCCTGCTGAGCACCTAACATGATGCTCAAGTATCTGCTTTTAAAAAATAAAATTGTTGTTACTACTTTTTCGGTTCACTATAGAAGATAAATAATTGCGTCTCAAGTGGGAGTTTCCCAAATTCATGCGGGAGTATACCCCACTTAGAAAGTAAATAATTGAGTCCTTGACCCATCTTACTTTCGGCGAAAGTTTTTCGTCTTATCTACTCTAGTCTGATTCATCTTCATAATCTCTTCTTGGAGGAATGTGAAATCACGAACAGTCATCGCATTGAGTAATTCTAATGTAACAATCTCATCAAGCGCCATTTCTGCTATCCATTCAGACATAGGTTTCTTAGCCTTTTCATCTTCTGGAGCATTCATAATTTCCTGGAGTTCTCCCATTGTTAATGGTTTAAACTTCCATATAACGCCATTCCCGAAATTAACAACAATCGGTTCTGATTCAAATAGCCCAAGAATTCTAAGAGCCTCTGGAGGTAGCCCCTTCTGTTCTGGAGGAGCCCCAAATTGAATATTGTATTTGTCTCTCACTTCGTCGCTTATATAGACTAAATCACTAGCATCTTCTGCTTCGATAGTTCCTCGTTTTGGAAGTTCCATATTATTAATATGTATTAAGACTATAAATATTATGACGTTTTCAATGAGTCTTCCAGACCTTGCAAACTTCATGAATTTTATTTCTCTAGATAGGGAATTTTGGCCATTCATGAAAGTCTTATACCTAACTAAACAAAACCAACCTAAATCTACCGTATTTGCGGTAACTCCAGACATTGATTGGTGTGAACGTGGAGGCGGGGGGAAAGTTAAAGGATTACGATGTGATTATGTTCATAAATCAGGTAAAGGTAAAGACAATATGCAAAAAGAAAAGTTGTTTTTATTAGAGTTGCTAACTAAAGTCCAATCGGAATATTATTCTTAAGGCGCTGGTGGCTTTCTGACCATATCTCTCTGACCCGCATATCCAACAGTTGCTTCAAGATCTGCTGTATACACATCGTTATGAGCCAGGCTCCTGCTGATATTAGTAAATGTCACATTAATATATGGATAATATCGACTAATCCACAAATCTCCACGAACTGGGTCTAATGAGACACGTATTCCCATCATAGCAGGAATTGTGTTCATCCTTCCATCAAATACCCACATGTTTCCAGCCGTTCCTGCAACTGTTTCTGGAGCAGGCTCATATCTTCCTCCAGCTAAGTAGAAGAACTCTTGCCCTGCTGAAAGCATTGCAAATGTTACTTTCACGTCAACACCACCAGATACTTTGATTGGAGTTTTCTGACCGTGAACGTAAACAGTACTCTCCTGAACGTCTACTGATTCTGATATATCTTGAGACGTAGCAAAATGTCTCGCTGTTACATGTGGATCTGGACTTGTCCCTATTTTAACATAAAATAATTCCGCAATCTTTTCAGATAGTTTCGCTGTGTCCCACCAATCATCTGGTTTTGTTACAGTTACGCCTAAAACGGTCTCTGTTATAAGGGCTTTCTCAATAAAATACCATAGCACGGATGAACCATGAGTCAATGCTGAAGGTAAAACTTCTGGTGGTTCTAATTCATATAAAGGCATATTTCAAATTCTCCTAAAACCTAATGGCAACCGCTGCCATCGAATTGCTCTCTACCCATCCATGACCAAACCGACCTGTAAAGACAATGCCTGCTGCAATGTCACGAAGTGGGTCTTCATAATTTGTCATTTCTATCGCACGTCTAGTACCAAGTCGCTGAACATGATACTTAGAGTACAGAATTGCTCCAATATCTCCAGCATTTGCAAACGCCAAATTCCTGTCTGTTACGATTGACGAGATGGCTGGATCATTGTTTGCAGGTATGTTGGAGACATATGCCTTAAGACCGAGATATGGTGATGGTATATTGGCTCCTGTGAGGGCTGAGGCAGATTGCTCATGTGCGGTGATATATCCAGACGTCATTTCATCCAAAAGAATGCGCTCATATTCAGGGCACATTAGGATTGTATCAGGCATATATCCCGCGATTTTAATATCTGTGATTGCTTTGGATATAGCGAGACGACCCTGATTCACACCAGCGGTATCATGAAACTGCGTGACACCTCTTAGCATGGTTGTGAGAGCATCCTGAGTAATCTTGTTCTCAAGCATCTCACCAGCACCAGCGATCTCATCTGCAACTACATCCCACATCTGTTCCTCAACCATCTCAGATGAGATGAGAGGAGCTTCAGCGATTTTGATTGCATTGAGTTCAACACTTGTGTACTGACCAGATGTGATCGGGATGTCTGCCAATTCTGCTACTTCACGTGCGAAACCTCGTGGAAGACGAACAGGAATCCTGGTGATTTCAGAAGGCATGTCCACTGATTGGATGGCTTCTCTCATTACTTTGGTGTATTCTCCACCAGTCATCATGGTATCAAGAATGACATCTTCAATAAGACCGATTTTCCTGAAATCATTTGACGTGAGCAGTTGACGAACTGAAACTACCTTATCTTCAACTTCATATCCCAGATTGCGTGGTATTGCATTGAGATACCTCTTCTGCTGAAGTCTGGTAGGATCATGAGCACATGACATTATTTCCTTGAAATAGTCACGAATATTATAATCGACTTGACCATTGGCTTCCATTATACACGCCCCTGCTGGATGTAAACTCTTCCCCAGGTTCCTGCTGGTATTTCTTCAGTTGCCATTCCAATGACATAATCTCCAGTAGTTGTGGTAGCAGCGATTGCTCCATCAAGAATTCCTTTGACAGAAGCCCCTGGAATGATGGTTGCAGCACTGCCATTATATAATGTCAGATGGCCGTCCATAACTACCATGATTGGCTTATGGTTTCCTGGTTCATTTTCAGGTGCATCCCTGGTCTCATAGACTACTCCAAGAGATGGATGGTTATCTGCTGTTGTCGGAATTACTTTTCCATCGGTATTTAACTTGACAACCTGCCCTTTGATAGTTGCAACAGCATGTCTATACGTGGCAGTATAAACTAGTCGTAATACCGCTTGTTCCCATGATGGGTTTTCAAAAAAAGGCACTTATCTCATCCTCCTTGCACTTCCATTCACCAACTCTACTCTACTTCGTGGTAGAATAAGGTCTGCTTCCTGGACGTCTGCTCCGAGATTTTTCGTAATTGGTTCTGGTGGGTCTTTCTTTTCTTCAGACACTTCTGGTTTTGCGAGTTCCTTCACTTTAGCCTTGCAATGAGGGCATGTATCTGCACTCATATTCAAACTTGAAGAATCATCAGTAGATGAACCTAAAGACTCACCGATTAGTTCCTCTACGACAGTTTCAAGTTCAGATACACGGTCATCTATATTGACGACCTCCTCCTCAACCATCATGAGTTCCTGGTCTATTTGCTCTACAACAGCCTCTAACCCCGAAGGATCTCCACCGATCTCTAGTGATCGATATCTCTTGTTATTCCTTCTACGCTTTAGAAATTCTTCAAAAACATCTCTTGAAGTCACGGGTTCGTTAAAGGATGCACTACGGTTCCGTAACGTACCCGTAGTCCTTCGTTCATGTTCGCGAAGACTCATCGTGTAATTGTTAGTATTCGCATTATTTATGGGTTTCTTTTGGCAAGTAATATCTATATCTTGGTTTCTATTAAGACGCAATTTACATGACTCACATGCTCCCATATCAACTAACGCAACTCCCAGGAATTTGATATCTGTTACTTCAAATGCCTTTTTGCTATCTATCCAATGCTCATATACTTCGATTTCAGACGATACATCATTATATTTGCCCTCGCGCAAATCTCGTATTACTTCCTTACTGGAATCATTAAGACCATGGAATAAGAAATCAACGATGATGGCGTCATTCTCAAATCTGGGAGTGTGGATATTCGCAATTCGGTCTTTAGATGAGACTCGTGTTTTGGGGTCAGTATGGTCTACCCACACTCCAGTATCGACCCATTTCGTGGCACATGTCTTTAATACCTCTTGTGGAATGTAAAAGTTCGTTTTTTGGAGCGAATCAGCCGTTTCAACTGTATCCAGTACGCGTACACCCTTAACAAGTAAAGCGTCTCCAACCATCTCAAAATTTCTAGGAAGTGCATATTCTGCCAACCTTCTCGTAATAACAGCATCTTTTGTCATGGTGATGAATATAATGTTGATGTGTCTAATAATCCTCTGTCGTGTGGAATCAATATGCATCTGCATCTATCATGTGCTGGACAATCAGGAGCCTTGTCAATCGGATATGGAGACCCATCAGCATTCGCAACACATTCTCCACAGACTTTCTCATCATCAGCCGTAAACCAATCTACTTCCTTTACAAGATACTGATGATACCTTTCATCCATAGCCTCATTGACGAACTCCATTACGATAGTTCTTGAGTAGAGGTCAGATGCTATTTCAGTTTCTCTTTCTAAAGCATCTATAAGTTCTGCTTCAATGAGACTCCATGGCTTCTTATTCTCATATCCATTTTTGACAATCCCATGAGCCTTCTCATAGAACCTGGTGTCGATTCTTGAGAAAATTGATGTTATTGTATCATCAAGCCTCATGAAGTTCCTCTCATCCTCTGGTGTGATTGTGACGGGACGAGACACTCCAAGCAGACTGTCCGCGAATGTTATTCCATGAGAATAGGCTACTTTAAGAATATCTCTTAAATCATCTCTAACTTCTTTAATAACATCAGTTAAAGACTTGAATCCATCTCTAAACGATAAGTTTCTCTCCCACGTTGGGTACTCTGGATAGTATTCATTTGTAGTGTAATATTCAATAAGTAAGTCAGTGTACTGATAGAAACACTCTACGAATAACTCCTCAATCCATGCTGATTGAGATGGATCGGTGTCCTGACGTAAAAGAGAGAGATTGATCATAAATTAATAGGAGTTGGTATATACTCTATAATATTCCGCATTTTGGTATGTGAATTTCTGTGCTTTTCTCGTCTCTAAAACGCCTCCGAATTCATATGTGAAATTTGAAATGTATTCTGGAGTTCCTAATGCTGTAATTATATTCGCATTTGCTCCAACTGTATATACCTCGTGCCCAGAAATAACCATAAATTTACCAGATGTCGGCATATCATTAATAGTCATTGTTGATGAATTGCTTATCCAATATAATTGAGACCCAGCATATTGCAATTTAATTTCACAATTTTTCATTATTGTCCAATCCATTTTAAAATAATAATCTAACGAATTTTGTTCTGTTAACTCTATAATAACGTTATCAAACACTTCAAACGGAATAATATTACCTGTCCCAGGTGCAGTATAGTTAACCAATTTCGTTGATTCAATCTTACAATCTTTCAATGCACGCAATCCAGACATATCTTCAAACATCCCCCTGCTCGTATTAGGAAACTCTGCCGTATGTTTAAACTCTCCGCCAGTGATATACAAATATGATTGCGAAGATGACATACTTGCTGAAAGTAATGGACGTGATGAATGCTCATATTTTCCACTTCTAATATATAAATTACTACCTGGATATGAGCCATATCTTGACCCAAAGGTTGAAATCATAACATCCTTAAAATCACAATCAATGAGTTCACCAGCAATAGTAAATGCGCCAAGCCCATTTCTGCCGTTAATCGATCTAAGTGTTACATTTTTCAATGTTATTTGACTAGATCCAATACTATCAGTACCGCTTCGCACCAGATATGTATATTTTGCAACACCTTTCGCTTCAGTGGTTATTTTTACATTTTCCATGTCTCCCCGAATCAAATCCACTGCATATCGCGTTAAATTATTATTATCACCATCTATTGTAAAATATATCTCACTATCTCTCATTCCGGTGATATTCATAACAACCATCGTCTGTTTAATATCATCAGTATATACATTTGCATTCAAATTCATTATATCAATTGGAGAATTAATGCATATTATATTTGTATTATTTTTACAATCAAGCGTTGCATCTATATACGAAGATAAAATGTATGTTAATGGAAATTCTTGTTCTGCAAATTTATAATTGCCAGGTTCTAATAATATGAGAGACAGGTTTACAATCCCATACACATCACCATCTACCCATTTATAATACTGTTCACATTCTGGTGGTTGAGGATATCGAATTATATATGACCCATCGTTTCCGATACATCCACAATCTCCATAACATGACGCGTCGATAACATCAACACATTGAGAATGAAGATAATCTCGTACCATATAAACTCCACATTTATACGGCTCAATTGTGAATCTATATGATTTTGCGGGTAGAATTGCTGATTGCATTTGATGATTAACAGGAGTTCCATAATCCTGAACTCTTATTACAATAACATCATCATGCTCATTATCTCTACATAAATATATGTTGTCTCCATGAGCAGCAATATATCTATCATCAGAATCTCCAGTAAATGGAATCATTCTCGTAGTATAATTTGAAGTATTTCTAACGTCTATTTCACATACTTGAGTTCCTCTCCCTGAAACATATAATCTCCCATTAATCTTAGTAATATCTAGAGCCATTTCAAGTGAGGTGTCTGCAACAAAATTAATCGCGCCAGTGTCAATATTCATAGAATATACAACCGCTGTATATGGAGAAACCATATTTGACTCTGTCAAAATGTAGATCTCATTCCCATACCCTATGACCCCCCTCAGATTCGGATGAGCAGTTAATATTGGATCCGTAATAGTACGAGTTACCATTTTCGTTGCAGGATCAAATCCCATAAGATGAGCAGAAGTCTCTGGATGCGTTCGTCTGCATATGTACAAAACATCTTCATGTTCAGTAATATATGAGGCCGCAATTGGAGGTATTGAAACATTTTCAACAATATTGGTTGAACAATCTAAAATGTCGATAGTTGGTGCTCCAATAAAATATATTTTCCCATTATATGCACAACAATTCAATCTTGATGTAGCATCCCCAAAATTAATTTGACTCGCTTGACCAGTATTTAAATCTAAAACATCGGCATAATCACAAACTTGATTCCCTCCACCTACAAAAACAATCGGTAAATATAATTTATCATTATAAATACTGAACCCGTACCCCCATGTTCTGTCCGATGGTAATCCACAAATCTCGTTTGCTGGAGCAAATTTAAATTTAACGAGAACGTCAGTGTCTTTCATTATATTTTTTAATCTGTATGTTGTAACTGCCATCTTAATAACCTCTAATAGTTTTTTCAATAGTTCATGGAGAAATGACATCTATACCTCGATTTGCGTTTCCACCAATTCCGCCTCTCATACAATATAAACTGCCTTTATATTCTCCAATCGATTTCCATTTACTTGTCAGTGGCATAGTAATCGTTATAAAAGAATCGCTTTTTATATCATATGCATATATGTAATTCGTATTGTTAGTATCAATATAGATTCTTCCAGCATAAGCATAAACCCATTCCCTTGCTTTACTATCTGGAATCGTTATTGTCGATAATAATTGAGTTTTAATGTCATATATGTCCAACACATCACTATATCCATTCGCTTTTGTATTAATGATATATATTTTATCATCGTAAATAGTCATATTCACTCGATTTAGAGCATATGGCAATGCCACGTGTGGTAGCATGATTTTATTTCTAATATCATACCGTATCAATATTTCGGGAGTTAATACATATAAAATACATTTATAAACCTGCAATTTCTTATAATTTGTATATAACGTTGTAATATTCGATACTTCTAGAGTTTTTAGATTTAAAACTTCAATCGAATAGTTATTTTGTGAACATATATACATATTATCATTGAAAATTGTAGCATCCATTCTATGCCTCGTAGATGCTGACCCTAAATCAGTTAAAGTTGATACACCTCCTGTGGATGGTGTGTAAAGATTTATAACTCCTGTTCCAGTACTAATATAATTTAATTGCACAATAAGCACAACACCATTATATAAAAGAGGCAACTTCATACAACTCGAATGAACATTTAATTGAATAAGAGATGGTGAACTCGATTCTAACACATATTTTTCAATGGTTGTGCCAGTATTTGCAGAACTTATATATAAAGTATCATCAATAGCACAAAACCACCTTCTTTGCTCCAAATTTAGAGACGGTTGATTTAAAAATGTTATTCCTTTAGTATTAGTTGGTTGTGGTATAGTTGAAGGTGTCTCGTTTTGTTCACATAGATCAAAACAAGTATTAATTAACTCTTCTTTCGCCATTTCATTTCTCCACTACAAATGGTACAGATACTCCATCCACTAATATCTCGTCAATCTTCCAACATTTTGCTGGTTCGATTTCTATGTCTAAATAATCGTACTTGAATACCCACTGCTCTCCAAGTGGTGATACTTCCCCTTCACCTTCTTTAGAGATGGTTACCCATTTTGTTCTCGGCTCTGGCTCTGGTATCTCACATAACTTGAAATTAGTTAGACCTGGATAATCTTCCTTTTTATAACTACGAATCGTTACGCCAAGATAGAGCCTTCCTTTGAAATCCTCTCCATAAATGTACTGCTGTGGAGGATCGAACACATACGTTGGCGTTGGATCCCCGTTCCAGGTGAAAAATCTCTTGCTAGGGAATGAGCCTCCTGGATCAAACTCAGATGCAAACCAATCTCCACTTTGTACGATAATTTGTGTTATTCCGACGAAATCCTTGACATCTGGATTGACATAATCAGCAACAAATCCAGTAAATCCAGCAGGCATATCCCAGTTTTGATTACAAGTATTAAACCAACCAGTGCATATCTTTGTTAATCTAATATTGCAGTGAATATTTTTCATATTAGTATACCCTGGCATTACGCCATAATGCATACTAACTCCAGTGAACGTCTCTCCTAATGGATCTTCGTACTCATAGAAACATAAAATCGCTCTTCTAGATCGCCCACATACTCCACTATATCCAGCGCTAAAAACGTAACCATTATCTAAGCCAACAGCCCCCCAGCCAAAACTATATCCAATTTCTGGAGCTGCTATGTAATGATCTAAATATTCACCAGGGCATACTGACCATCTATCTGGAGTCCACCAAAACTCTAATGCGACAAAGAAGTAAGGATTATCTCCAGGATCTCCTACCGCTTCAACTAAATCATCATAATCAAACGTAAAACTATAGATATCATAATTATTTTCTCCACCCATTCCAACTGCACACGATTCTAGCCCTCTACGGAAATTTATTTGTTGAGTTAATGCTGCCGTTATATTAGCACTAACTGTCATCGCAGACACACAGAAATAAACTCTGATTTTTGTATCTTTAGATAATGTCTGCTCACCACGATATGCCGTATGTACAGTCGGATCTGGATCCGTCATCGTGGATAGCCAATGCCCAACCTTCCAACTCGCAAGATCTTCTGGTTCTCCAGCAAATACAGGACATGATAATTCATCCTCATATTTAGCGGTAGACCCTCTAGTTCCAAAATTGATAACATAATATCCATCTTCTATTGATGGATACTCCTGCTCATTGGTTACTGCTTCATTGAACTCAACGGTGTCATAGATTTCTATTTCACTATCAGTTTCGATATCTCCAGGTCTGTATGACTTGTCGAAATTGGCATTGAACTCAATTGTATCATAGACCTCAATTTCATTCTCCTCATCTCCTCCACCAGAATCGTTTCCGCCATCATGTTCCATGACTTCATTGAAGAATATCCAGTCCCAGATATTGACGTCATTCTCCTGACCACCAGGTAAGAACTCAACTTTCTGTTGCATTCTGGCATTAAACCAGACTTCATCGAATATCTCAATCTCACTATCTGTAAGAGCGTCTCCAGGACGATAGTCCTGATTGTGATTCGCATTGAATAGAACTGAATCGAATGGATTAGAATCATCAGTGATATCGATATAGTCCTTCTGATATCTCGCATTGAATTCGATAATATCGAACATCTTGACGAGATTCTCAGGTGGAAGGACGTCTTTATCTGCTACAAGACAATCATTGAAATTAACACTATCATATGGCTTGTTAATATCAGAAATATCTTGATGGAGTCTCTGATATTTGGTGTTAAACCAAATTGAGTCATATATCGTGACATTGTTTGGATGGTCATCATTTCCTCCTAATGCAGTTCCAATGGCATTGAAGATGATTGTGTCATGAGGCTTACTATCATCAGATATGTCGATGACGGTGGGCTGTGCTTTAGCATTGAACCACAGAATATCATGCGGTTTAGAATCATCAGAAACGTCCTGAACAAAATTTTGCTGTTTAGCATTGAATAAAACTGTGTCTAAAACATCTTCATCTCGCTTAACCTGTTGTTTAGCATTAAACCAGATTGAATCGATAACATCTTCGTCTAATTTAATTTGCGACTTCGCATTAAACCAAATAACATCATTAACTACAACGTCATTTGGATCTGCTCGTCCAAAGTAATGAATATAGTTCGTATTGAACTCAATTGTATCATATAATTGAATGAAGTTATCTTCAGGTAAGATTACAGGTGGGTTCTTATCAAGTTCAGCATTGAAATTAATCGTGTCGTAAACATTCGGTCTATTTTCTTCTGGTATGATTATCGGAGGTAAGTCACCTCCTCCCCCGCTTGCTGCGCTAGGAATTCCGCCCTTAAAAGGAATCGCTGTTACGATTGCCTCAATTCGCTCCGATAACCATAGTGACATTACGTCACCTACGTGGATGTAACTCTAATAGACCAGGCAACAGTCAAGATAGAACCCTGAGGTACTTCTCCAACTTGAAACGTAAATGGAACAAGTCCTGGAACATCATTCGCCGCAATTCGTGCTACCGAATATTGTTTTGCTGAAGCCGTGGTATTTGCACCTCCTGGAGAATAAGACCATTTTGCTGTCTTATGAGGATCCAATCCTGTTAAAACGAGGCTCAACTCTTGCACAGGTGTTATTGATGGTAAATCCCATATTCCTCCAGTTTCTCCAACAATTGATGTTGCAGTCCAAGTCGCCTCTCTTATAGTAGCAGTCGTATCTGATGGGGTTGCCGTAAGCGTATTGATTGATGTTCCAATTACTCCAGTTCCACTAATATCTGTCGCCGTTCCAGTTGATCCGACTAAAATTTGTGCAGTTCTAGACATACATGGGACATAATTTAAACCTGCCTGTCCTGTATTAACTTCACTCAATGTTAATATGCTTATCAACATCTTTACAAACTGTGTAAAAATCTTATTTTTACTTTCTTGATGATGAATAACTTCTCCATTCTTGTCGATTATTGTTATTTTAACGTTAGATTCAAATCCAGTCATGCGCCAACCTCCGCAAATCTAACTACCCATGTAACAACTAATGGTAACTCAGTATTCGGATTAATAGGGAAAAATTGTGCACTATCAGTTGCATTAATTCTAGCTGATAATGATATCCCTGGTTTTGTAATTCCCACATCTCCTCCTGGAGATATGGGAAGCTGTAAATTGTGCATGAAAAATCCAAGCTCTCCAATTGTAGATGGCCATGATGCAAACGTTCCAACAAATGATAACGAAGGCATTGGCAATGTCCCTTCATTAATATAATTCATTATAGTTGATTGAGCATTTACCTGGCCTGTAAGACCTGTTTCTGATCCTGTATTACCTGCTGTACTGGATCCAACGGCTAAATAAAACCCATACATATTGATCTGAGTGTATGAACCAGAAGGGTACGATCCCGAAATCCTCCCACCTAGCAACATTTTTAATATCCCATTTAAACCAATATTAGTCCACTTGTTAGGAATATCTTTCGCTAATACTATACCATCTTGTTCGATTGTAACGAACCCATTCATTTCTAAACTCATGAGAAATCACTTCCTGATAATAATCTTGTAACTGCAAAATATGCTATGTTAGAATCCGTTCCTTCTAACATGAAATTAATAGTCGATTCTGGTGGAACAAATATAGTTTCCATTGTGTAAGCATCCTGCGTTAATGCGTTCCCACGATTTAACAATACAGAATTCCTAATATCATCTGATAAAGCAATTCGCATCCATAATTTTTCGGAATTAGCAGAAATTATCACTGCAAGATAAACTCCTCTCCCACTACCTTTAACATGAAACTTCACATCCGAAAGTTCACGACTGCTTACATTTATTTCAGAATACAGTAAAGCAACTGATTCTGGTCTATTAGCATCAATTTCAATCATTCTTTCTCACTCTAATCTTTCTTCTTAAAAATCTATTAGTCTCTACAGACTTGAACCCTGTAGCATTATACGTTCCCCGTTCTTTCGGAGGAAGTTTAAGTTGTTCTCTAATCCAATCCTCGCCAACCCAGAACGGATTGAGCGGATTCGCGGCCATTAACTTTGTAATAATATTAGCAACATCTTCTAAATCTGAAACAGATGGCTTTTCAAATATAAACCAGCACACCCCCTTCTTTCCAATATAACGATTTACAACTTGCTTCGTTACATGATTGGAGATTGTTGCTTGATATCCATAGATTTCATCCCTAAATGCATCCATTCTAGAGATAGCAGTATTATCAGTTGTTCCTATTCTGATTCCTAGCATCTCAGCAGGTATTCCTGAATCCACAGACGTTGATAATACTCCAAACTCATGATATTGGCGGGCTTCTACTGGTTGAGTATCTATTGGTTTGATATTGATATCGTGAGACGTTACGTAGTCATCATCAGGAGATACGTCTTTAACGCCTTTAGCGTATTCATCGACCTGAACTTCAGTAACGTCTTGATCTTCTCTTCCTAATTGATGATGAACCTTAGGAGTCCCATGTCGATATATTCCTGTTTTGATGGATTGTCTGACTTCTTTGTACACATTAATTCCATCAAATGCCAATTTGAGAACTGATACGCCATTTGGGTCATATGAGTCAATCGCGGTAACCCATAGAAGAGCCTCTGGAGGAATCTCTTTATGTGCACCGACTCCATTTTGAAGAAAATGTTTGATTCGTCCATAATCATCCTGTATCGCAACGAACTGTGAACCATCTCGCTTAAGAACCTCAACTGGTGTGTCTCCATCCCAGAGAACCTCACATACTCCATGACCGTAAACTATGGCTTGAGATATGATGAAGGTGAGCCAACTATCTATCTCAAGATCCTCAAACATATCCCGTATTTCTTCTGCTAACGTGAGAGTTTCTGGATTATCATCGATAGTTTCGATTACCCATCCTCTACGAGATATTAAAAGAGCGTAAATAGCGACTATTCTCCAGGCTACTCCACCATTCTCATACGTTTTCTTTAACTCAGCGATATCTGCGCTAGTATAAAGTGTGTTATGATGAACTCCTCCTCTAACGCCTCTAACCGTTGTTAGCGGGGTTCTTTTCACAGTTGGTTGAGATCTGAATGAATCTCTAAATCGCGCTCCCAAAGCCTTAACGGACGTGACGAGAGTCATCTTCGATTAACTCCGATTATCTTGAAGATTCCTTTACGTAAAGACTTTTCCGTGAAATAGTTCACTCCCTGAACCATCGCATCCATTCTGTCAGGTGACCATTTATTTGTCGGTTCCCATTCGCACATTTGAGCCTCTAACTTGTCTAAATTACCAGTAATGTGTTTAACCAGCCCTCTCTCATAATGGGTAAAGACTGGTTCAGCCCTTGCTTGTTTCGATATTTTGGATTGTATACCTTTGTATGCTATATTGTCATCGTATTGACGTAAGACGGTTTCTATCATATCGCCGCCAACGTTCTTTTCAGCGATAATAAAGGAGGCTCCATAATGCCTCCACGCGTCTATAGCAATCTTAGCCCACTTTGCTGGATCGTAATTTCCAGATAAATCCGATATGACGTATACCATGTTAGTTTCCATAACGTAGCCTAACACAATGATACCAGTCTCATCGGACTTTGTTGTTGCAGATAAGGCAGGATCTATTGAGATAATGACGTTAGAGTATCTAGGAGCCTTATGAGGTGGAGTTTGGACTTGCTGAATGATATCCCAGTTCCATAATGCTCCATCTACCATCATGATAACTTCTCCATATAGTTCCTGACGACCTATGGAGGTTCCCTCATACATTTCCTTGACTTTATCGATGTATGATGTTGGTAGATTGTCTTTATTGTCGTAAGTGCTTCCTGTCGTTACATGACATGTGTCTGATGCGATAAACTCCTTAATGATTGGAAGCGGTTTAGGAGTTGTTGTGATAACTAATTTCGGTTTGCCTCCTAACCTGAGACCCATACGTAGATTCATCATGGCTTCATCGACATACTGCCATGCACATAACTCATCAGCCCATGCTGCATGATGTTGAACTCCTCGTAACTGTCTAGGTTTTTCAGCCGAGAAAAAAGTAAACCTAGAACCGTTTTTAATTACAATTCTACGTTTAGATGGTTCATAATCATATGCTGTTCTCCAATCTAACGATGCGAGTATCCCAGACTCTCCTTCTACCATCGTATCACGAACGTCTGCCGCTGATGCTCCGATAAGTGCTATTCTAGAATTAGGATTCTTTAGCGCAAAATCTACACACCATTCGGCACCAGTTCTGGTCTTTCCCCACCCTCTTCCAGTGAGTATCAACCATTCTGACCAATCTAAATAAAAAGGTTTAATTTGCTCAGGTCTAGCCTGATTTATCCAAGATTTTTCAAAAAGTTGAACGTAGTGGTCAAGAGCAGCAGTTGCATCATCCATTAGCGTCCTGCAGGTTGGAAATTATTGACCTTTGCTAAGGCTTCCTGGAGTTTATCTGCGATATACTCATCAGAATACCCATTTCCAGCATCAGCATGACTGAACTCATGGTTCTCATTGACGACATAGGTCTTTCCTCCATACTCTTCTGGTAAAACCTTCTCCAAGAATTTGATGGTCTTAAAGACATCTCCCTGAGCATCGTCAAATGCTTTAACGATTAACTCTTCCTCTAAATGAAGTAACCTCGCCAAATGACATTCTGCTATAAATTTCGCCTTTACAGGATCTTTTACTTCATTTTTATCAGCCTGTTCAAAAATTTCCTGCATTTTAATTACAGGAAATCCTAGTGCTCTACAAATAGACCTTAAATTAAGACCTAACTTGAATTTATTAATGAATTCACTTCTAAATTCTGGATCTTCCAGCATTTCGCTTAAAGAATTGAACTGTTTTTTTGAATTCATTAATATCGGTGGAATAGGGGCGCTCCCTCCTAACTTACTCATAACTCCTCCTAAGCAATAAACAGTCTAGCCAAGAATGTTCCATCTAATACTCCAAATAATATCAGTATTGCAAGAACGGCAATAAATAATTTTTCATTTCGATGCTTTTGGGATATGAACTCAATGTTCATAGCCGACATTGTTTCAGATATGGATGCAGTAGATTTCTGAATATGATCCATATCGTTGCTTAACTGTTCAAAATTGAGTTGAGAAGACTCGACTCTCTGATTTACATTTTCAATGCACTTTTCATACTCCATCGCTCGTACCTGAATAGAATGCGCTCGGTGGAGTTCACATTCGTGTTTCGTTACATAATCATTAGGATTAAAATCAATTTCTGTACTCATGTTATCAACCCATATTGAATTGAAGTTGTAGTCTTCTTTGTACCTATCTTCTGCCAGAATATGTCCCACTGGTTGATAATCTGTTCAGACCTATCTCTTTTAGCGACAGTGTCTTCTGCCTGTCTCATTCTAATATGGCCGTCAAATGAACCTACTATGAATGAGGCATCGGTCTGTTCTCTTTCAAGCGATATGCCAAGTCCTGCACTTCCTGACATGATTCCTACAGTATGTTTGATTTCTCCTTTATTCAAAGTATCTATCCATAATTTAGCGTGTAAATGGTTCTTCTCTCCGTTAACACCCTCTAAATTGCCCATAAGCAATACATCACAGTCTAAACTAAATGGATTAACGATGGATTGATGCAGATATCCTCTATCTTGAGTTATAACATTCGTATCGGTGAATAAATACGCATCTAGTTCCGAATGTGTTGAATAAGTATTATGAATAGCGTAAAACTCTGTTTCTCCTTGCTGCATAGTTATTGCAGTATGAGTATACCCATGATTCTCTCCTAAAGGTCTAAAGACGTCTTGTTCATTGAGATTCCAGAATTCTGATGTAGACCATCTAACGATGCCTATATCACCTGATGCAGAAACAGACGATGTAAACATTGGTTCTCCAAAAGAAGGGTATATAGCCCCTATTATCGAAATAAAGACTATACTAGTTAGTAATATAAGTAATAATCGTTTTAAACTATCTAATGCTATAGAAATAGTAGAATGCATAAATAGAGGAGTGCTCCCCAGAATAGTAATCCTGCTACTGCATTAAACAAATCGCCAATTGCCTGTAAAATCATGTTATTTCCTAGTTTAATTTTTACCAAATATACATGCCTGTTTTGGAGGTTCTCTCTTTGGCATGAAATATGCATTCTTTTTTGCTTGCATCTCTTGTAACATTGTTACAACAGTCTGCTTCTCTTCGACAACAGGAGCAGGCTGCGGTTCCTCAACCTGCTTTGCTTTGCCTCTAGTGGCTTTAACTGGTGCCTCTTCTGTCATACATATGTATATATTATTTAAACTATAAGCATGTTACGTTTAGTATGATGGATGAATTACTCATTCTAGGCTCTCCGATTGGAGCGGCTATCATGTTTAGTCTTGCTGGTTTCGCGTCTAAATACACGAAGCAAGAAGCAGAAGAGTTTGATTTGATGAAGGTTGTTTCGACCATGATTGTTGGAGCGATTGTTGGTGTCGTCATGCTCATGCTTGGCGTTGAGCCTACTGAATCGAATTTTGAATTATACATTGCGGAAACCGGGTTCTTCGTTGTTATTCTGTATTATTTACTTAATACTCTAAAGCATAAAATCGAAGAATATAAAACGATTTCGTAATTTATATTAAGAATTTCTAGCATTTATTTTTTATTATTTTTATATAGTTACGATGAATATTTCGTTTTTTCCGTGCTAGTTTTTTTCGATGCTCTTTAGTCGAAAGGCTCAGCCGAAAAAAATCTTTTCGTTCTTGAAAAAAAATTTTCGTTTCGCATATCATATATGAATACTTATATCTTAGGCAACAATATTAAATATACACTATAGATAATATGTATGCGCGTTCTAGTATTCACGCGCGTGCCGGGCTTATTTTGCCGACGCGCGTTTTTATTCGGCTTAAAAAGTGTATATCTCAATTCTGCTTGGAGTTTCATCCATCTAAGCGATTTCCTGCCTCTAATTAGCAAAAGGAGCCCGGAGTGCTTATTAATACGCTACCGCTATAAAATAGATTTATTTTTGATATATGGGCTTAGATTCTGACAGTGTTCTAGACCGCTTATTCCATTTGCTCAAGAATCTGAACGAGTTTCTTAATTTCCTCAAAGGATTTCTTATATTTCTTAATTTTATTCTGTTTTAGCATATTTCTAATATATGTTTCAACTCTCATAATATCACTCCTGTATCAGAGGCTCCTCATGCAACACAGTCCACACCTTTCCATGAGGTGCATCACTAACCATCACCTCATGGTGATGTGGTTCTCTCGTTATGTGGTAGGTCTTGAGATGTAAATATGCTGCTGTGGCAGCATCTAAGTATTTGTATGGATATAATGAATGGAATTTATTACCCTCAAAACATATAACACATAACAGCCCGATTTCTGAAAAGAAGACCGGTTTGAAGTATTTGTATTCAGGCACGCTCTATCCACCCCCCATTTACAAAAATCCCATCGATTTCAAGAGATAAATCTCTTCCGAAAGATTCGTGGTCGAAATAGGGCTCCAAACGGGCAGGGACGTCCATAAAACCGTTTTCAATCCAATACCTCCCCAATGCTTCTTCATTTTCCAAATCGGGATACCACACGTAATTATCTAATCTCTCATATATCAAATCCTCAATATCCTCAATATGAAGAAAATCCTCAAAAAGAAGCACAGCCTCTAGTTTTTCTATCTCCCACTCATCCAATTCCCTCAGAGCAGCCGCTAAATCGCTCAAGCGGCTTATATTCACGTATTCTCCCAGATTCTTCGTAAATCCCTTAATATTGCAATCGTAATCATGTATGGCGTATTCTTCATATTCTACGCCGTCTATGCCAATATCTACCAACATGGATAAATGTTCCTCGTCAGAACAGGGCAGATTTAGCCATTTGCCGTCTAAAATGCCTTTGTTATATTTTCCCGAGTTCGCGACATAGATTCTAAGTTCAATTCTGCTTTCTTTTGTCATTTTAACACCATAAATCCCAATTTTCAAAATATTCATCTACAATATGCCCGTAATACGCTTGTTTGGCCTCTCCGTAAGCAAAATACTGTTTGTTGCTCAAAAGGAGGCCAGTTTGCCAATTTTTCACCTGAACTAACCAGAATGGTCTGTTTTTGCGAAAAAGAAGAAAATTCTCTAAGATAATTTCCTTATCTCCTAGTATTTGCCTCATTTGCTCATTTCCTCATCGAATCGGTCTTTAATTACATCTCTAGCCTGTTTCCAGTCCTGATAGACGTAAAACGGGCATTTGCGCACGTCTTCTATATTTATAGATGTAATTAAATCATATAAAGTATATATTTTTACCCATTCATAAATGCCCTTATATTCTAAATACTCATTAGAATACAAATCATCTATCTTTTGGCATAAGGCGATTATATATGCTATATATTGCTCTCTAAGGCTACATACCTCATCGATCCACTTTTCCCGTCCTACAAACAATTTTTTCAATTGCTGCTCATTTTGGAGCGATTCTCTCATTCGCTCGTTATATACACGAGATAATGCGAATTTGAAACAATTGCTCTCAACATATGCCCTATATTCCCGTTTTGCGTCCATTTTGGACGATTCGCAAAAATAATCCCATTTAATGGTGCCATTTGCCTCTATCTCTTCAATTCTTGCTTTAATCGCCTCATCTGATAGTATATCGCTTAATATGAGCCTCTTATAAGATTTGCATGCCTTTGCATCCATCTTTTCAACATTCCATACTGCTACGCTATCAATATACGTTTCTGAGTCCATTACAACGTTATTCATTTTTATCACTTACTAAAATATAGATGTTTCTAAGGATGCTCTCAAGGCACTACATGAGCCTATCATCACTTACATGTATGTATGTATCACTTACCCATAGATCACCTCCTACTGTGCTCCTGTGTGACTCTGGTATCACTCGTGTAAGTAAGCCTTGACTTTAGCAAACCATCTCGCGTCTCTACAATCTTGGCATTTGCACAATTTCGTGTCATGCCCCGTGTATGGGCAATATACGACGCTAAAATCGATTTTCGTGGCCAAATGGGCGCCGTATGCCCATTCCAAGGTCGCTATGCCCTCTAAATCGTCTCTAAGGCGCTTAAATGTCGCATATGCCTCTAAAAGGCTCAGGCTGTCGCCATATTCTAAAGGATGCTCCCAGCCTGTTTTAGTCAGCGTATAGAGATATACCCCCCATACGGCCTTGCTTCCCGTTTTAACTGCCTCTCCGGTTATCATTTCCAAATCTATGACATATCTGCGAGTTTCCGTATCAATTCCTGCGCTGCGGACAACTTTTCTGGATTCGCTTCCTTTGCGGTCTCTAAAGAGTGTCCAGTCTCCGTAGTGTTGCTGTGTTGTCTTATACACTGTCATACATAATAGTTGCACTACATAGTATATATATGCATCGATATGCATCACTATAATGTTAACTGCATCTAATTACATATTTGTGCATATTAACTGTTCCCCAAATATGGGATCCCCCGTGCGCATATATTCTGGGCAATTTCCGTGCCCACTCAAGCAACGACATTGCCATAAAAACTTCCACCCATACCAACACCTGCCTAGGTAAGAGATCTTCTCGTTACATAAATCATCATATAAAAGTATACATTATCATACTTTTGCATAATACATAATATATTATATATATGCTGAACCACTTTTCATAAAATTTCACAAAAGTGCACCATGCACCAAAAATGCATATTTTTCTGAAAAGTGCACCACAACTACACCTGGTGCACTAACACTTTTATATTAATAATATTGCACCAACATGCATCATAATGATGCATCATTGCACCACATACTTTTTTGATAATCATATCACATAGTATTACTATTCTCATATTCGTAACAACTTTTTCTTAACACGATTCTGATTTTCGTATCATTTAGTAACACGATAAAAAAATTCGTAGCACTATTTTTGTAACACATCGTGTTACTAATCATCCAAATAATCACACGAATAAAAGTATATTATATCGCAAATAGTAACACGAATAAATGTTACTCATCTAACAAAAAATGACAATTATAATTGTCATAATTTCTAACATAAGTATGAATTATTTTGTATGAATTATATCACAAAAATTCATACCATAAATGTACCAATATATATCTTAACAATTATCTATATATTAATAAATAAGTAACAAAATAATTATCAATAAATATAACTACATAATTATTTTGATATTAATAAATAAATTTGTACATAATTATCCACTTATATTTCTTAACATTTATTTCAATATTAATAAATAAACACGACAATAAATATACAATAATATATGCTAACACTTATTTCGCTATTATTATATTAATAATAATATAATAATAATAATATAAAACGATTAATATATATCTATTAATATAAAAGTAATAATATATAACTATTAATATACAATTATTAATATAAAACGAATAATATATAAGTATTAATATATTAATAATAATATAAAATAAATAATATATTATTAACAATATATAATTATTATTATAAAACTATTATTATATTATTAATTTTATATTCTAAATATTAT